CACCTTCAGATAAAGCTACAGTTAAAGGTCAGCTCGACACACTCATGGATGACTTCGATGGTGGTGAGACACCTGTATGGGCAGCAGGGGCTATGAGAGCCGCTAACGCAGCGATGGCAGCTAGAGGCTTAGGTGCATCAAGCATGGCAGGACAAGCTATCATACAGGCAGCTATGGAGTCAGCGATACCTATAGCTCAAGCTGATGCTTCAACTACTGCACAATTTGAAATGCAGAACTTGTCAAACAGACAACAACGTGCTATGCTTGCAGCTCAACAAAGAGCTACATTTATAGGACAAGAGTTCGACCAAGAGTTCCAATCTCGTGTAGCTAACTCTGCACGTATTGGTGACATAGCTAACATGAACTTTACAGCAGATCAACAGATAGCTTTAGAGAATGGCAGAGCAGCAAACACAATGAACATGGCTAACTTAAGTAACTCACAAGCTATGGTTATGGCTGAGGCGGCTGCACTATCACAGTTAGACATATCAAACTTAAACAATAGACAACAAGCTGCAGTACAAAACGCACAGAACTTTATGCAGATGGATATGCAGAACTTAAGTAACGAACAACAGACTAGCATGTTTAAACAACAGCAAGTTGTAGCTTCTTTGTTTACTGATCAAGCAGCAGAGAATGCAGCCAGTCAGTTGAACGCTACATCAGAGAATCAAACACAACAGTTCTTTGCTAGTCTTGCAAGTCAAACTAGTCAGTTCAATGCTACTCAAACTAATGCAATGTCACAGTTTGATGCAGACAATGTTAGTACACTTAAAAGGTTTAACGCTGAGTTAGATAACCAACGTGATCAGTTCAACGCTACAAACGGATTAGCTATAGCGCAATCTAATGCACAGTGGAGACAGAATGCTACTACTCTCAATACTGCAGCAGCTAATGAAGCTAACATGGAGTACGCTAAAACTGTAAATGGTTTAACTGGTACAGCACTTGATCAACTGTGGCAAAGAGAAAGAGACTTGATGTCTTTTGCTTTTACAGGATCAGAAAGTGCAGCAGACAGAGCCGTAAAGATTGCAGTAGCTAAACTGACAGGTGATCAACAAGCTGACTTAGCTGATCAGATGGGTAAAGGATCTTTCTTCTCTACTATATTAACTGGTATATTAGGTAAATCATTTGGGTTTGGATAAGTAAATGGGTTTAACAGATAAAGTCTCAGAACTAGCAAATTACTTTTCTAATAACTTTGACAAAGTAAAAGAACTTCCTACTAGTCTTGCAGGTTCAATTACATCAGCAGCTACGGCTGTGCCTAAAGCTCCTATGTTTTCACAATCATCAGCAAAAGAAGACGACCCTTATCCTAATATGATCAGAACTATTGAAGACATGTTAGATACTATAACTGAAGGTAATGCCTACGATGACTTCAAACCTCAGTTAAGACCTAAAGTAGATCCGTTCAAAGACATACGACCTAAAGAAAGACCTACTGTAAAAGAAACAAGCACTACTACTACTGCTACTAAAGAACCAAGAGGTCTTATTGAAAAACCTAAAGCATTTGAATTAAACACTATACCTCGTGATATTTTTTCTAAGAAGGGTGGGTCATACTCTTTAACTGACATAGACATTGACACTATGGCTAGGACTATTGCAGCTGAAGCAGGTGGTGAGTCACTTAAAGGACAAATTGGTGTAGGGTATGTTATATTAAATAGAACATTAAATGAATGGCAAGGAAAAGAAACGGTAAATGATATTATAAAATCTCCTTATCAGTTTAGTGTATGGAACGAAGACAGTGAAATTGATCCTACTACTATTACACCAGATGATTCCAGATACAAATCTGCTTTAAAAGTTATTGAAGGTATCACCTCTTCTAAGTATAAAGATCCTACAGGTGGTGCAGCTTATTATTGGAATCCTAAAACAGCTAAAAGAAAAACATGGATGAGTCCAGCAGAAAAAGAAAATAAATTAACTATAGGCAAACACACTTTTGCAGGAAAAGTAAACGACCCCTTTAAGTATATATACAAACCATTAAAAAGACAGTAGGAGAAATGTTTTATGAAAACTAATGCACTAATGTCTCCTCGCAATAAAAAAGAAACAGAAGTTCCTGAAGATGAGATAACTGACACAACTAGAACTACAGCTAAACTAGCTATTATGATAGCTGAACTCAGAAACAAAGAAGAACTATAGGTAAAACAAAATGAGTAACGTACAAGAAAATTTATTACAAGCTCCAATTCCCGGTCAGTCTCTTACGGACACACCTAAAAACTTTCCATGGGAAAGAGCTGCTGAATACTCAGATCCTACTGAAGCAGCAAGGTTTGAATTAAAAAGACTTAATAGACCGGAGGCACTAGATAGTATCTTATCGTTACTGCAAGTTGGGTTTCCTATAATACCTTTAGCTGAAACTATTAAAACAAACAGTCAGGCAGAAGGTTTGTACAATCCAGATATAGGATTGCTCATTACGCCTATAATTACTCAGCAGTTAATAAGCACAGCAGAAGATGCAGGTATTGAATATGTAATGGGAGATGAAGAGTCTGAAGAAGCAAGAACTGAAAAAGAAGATCAACGTGTTGAAGCAATGTTACAAAAAAAGATAACTAAGATGCTCACTAAAGATCCTAAAGATGAAATAGTATCAGATGCACTTGACTTTCTAAAAGACGAACCAGCATCAGACATAGCTGACAACATAGCAGAAGCAGAGATGATGGACACACAAGAAGAACAAGAAGTTGTAGAAATGGAAGAGCCAAAAGAAGAAAAACCTATGGGTCTAATGAGTAGGAGTACAATGTAATGGCAGGTTTTTGGGCAGGGTTTGGTACTCAATTTTCTAAAGACGTAGGAGAAATTCGTAAAGAGTTACGAGAAGATTCTCGTTCTCGTAAAAACTATATGGATCAATACGGAGCTAAAACTATAGCTAACGCACAAGCAAAATCAGATGAAATATTATCAATGGTAAATCAGTCTGTAGCTATGGGAGTAGACGAACAAGCTATGCTTGGTATCTTTCAAAAGAGTGGAGCTAAAGGTGTAAGAATGTTTCATAAAGCTTTACTTGAAAGACCTAATCTTAGTATAGATGATTACCAGTCTATTAGTAGAATGGGAAGAGAATGGGTAAAAGATACTGATCTTGATTTAACTGAGGTTATATTACGAGGCATGAATGTATACCATGATCCAAATGCTACTCGTCCTGAGAGAGATGAAAACTTTCTTCAAGGTATAATCTCTGGTGGTTATGGTGATGATAGTTGGATGGATGAAGCTAGATTTGCTGGAGGTCTTACTCCTCGTGACGTAAAAAGAATAGAAGCTGGAGTATCACAAAGTCCAACTGAAGGAAGCTTAGATATAATTGGTATGCTAGGACCAAAACCTTTAGGTATAACAGCAGAGTCACGCTATGAAAGTACAGTGCTAGATAAATTTAAAAAAGAATGGGTAGTTGCTAGAAATAGAATATCAAATAAATTTACTGCTGCTACCACACAGTCTCTTAAAGATGAATACAACTCCCAACTAGAAGAATTAGCAGACATGAAAGAAAATGGTTTTCAATCTACTGATTTGAATTTATTTGTAACCAAAGGTAATACGTATGATCCCGGTAACCAAATGTTTAAGTTTATGGATTTAATTGAAAGAGAACGCAGGGGTTCAATGAGTAATAATTCTTTATTATCACAAGTATACGGAAGAAGAAATAGGTTTGCAGAGAACCTAAAACTTCAAGGTTTAGAATTTGCTAGTCTTCAAGAAGCTCAAGCATATGCAAATAGGGAAAATTACAGAGGTCCAATAATACTTGGTGGTATACTAAGAAGTATTATTCCTGACCCTTCAAACTAAGAAAGATATTTATGCCTTTAGTAGAAGACAACCCACTTGATCCTAAGTATAACCCTATTACTTTTGATGAAGGTGCTGCAAGTAATCTAGAAGATTTAAAAACAACTCCTGAAATTACAACAGAGTTGGAGGATGAAGTTATATGGGATAAAGAACCTATAATAAAAAACAAAATTTCTTTAGTGTCTGATAGTAAAACTAGAGGTTACGGGATGTTAGGATTTATTACGCCTGTTATTAATAAAGGGTTATCTGTAGGTGCATCATTAAAGGAAATAATCTCTGATTCTGATTGGAAAACTTCTGACTTAAATCCTACTAAAGAAGGTCTTACAGATAAAGAATTATACAAACCAGAAAACTTTTCAGTCATACAAAACATGATGAAAAGAAGATTTGGAATGGACTTAAAAGAAAATAAACAAGAAGACATTGTAAAATCGTGGCGACAATTTATGAAGAACAGAGATATGTACAACTCTGTTAATGCTTGGACTATGAATAGCTGGCTACGTAAATCAACTCCTTTAGATCAAAAAGCAACAAAAGATTCTATAGAGTTGTGGAGTAGAGTTGGTGGTGCTTTTCAGAAAGATGAAAAAACCGACCAGATACAACAAGCTAAAGACACAGGCTTTGTTCTTAATGATAAAGGACAACTTGATTGGGAGTATTATAAAGACAAACCTGTATCAGCTTTGTACCCTAAATTTGACAAAAAAACAACTGTAGGAATGCAAAGTGTTTATGATACTACACAAGCTATTGTTACAGACCCTGTTAATATAATTCCTATAATTACTTTTGGTAGAATAAAAAGTTATTTTGTAAAAAAAGCAGCTCAAAATTTAAGAAAAAAAGATATAGCTCTTACCATATCTAAAGTTACAAAAAATAATAAATTATCTAAGGCTGTAAAAGAAAAGAATATAACACAAGGGGTAAACAAATTAACTTTTGACGCTATGCAAAGAGCAGACATACAATTTTCAGGAATGAAAAAAGCACTCTTAGGTAGTGCAGGTTTAAACGGAATGTTTAACGCAGGTATAGATTATTTAAATCAAACCTCAGATATAATGGCGGATGTACAAAAAGATTATAAGGTAGGTCAAACTATAGCAGTGACTACACTAGCTACAATATTAGGTGGAGGAGTAAACTTTGCGTATCACGCTTTGTTTAATAAAGCAGCACGTAATGCTTTAGGTGGTGCAAGTCCTACACCTTGGTTGTTTGAGGAGATGGTAAAAAACAGAGCCATTATAAAAGAAGGTGCAAAAACTGCAGTAGCTAAAGATGTTTGGAAAGATCTTAGACCAGAAAAAATATCTGCAATAGGGGCATCTTTACGAAACAACACTATTAAATTTAATACATGGCTAGATAAAGTAGAAGAAGGTGCGCCTCTTAGCTTTAAAGCTGCAGGTGATCCAGCAGGAAAGTATGATAGTGTGTATAATGCTTATATGTTTGGTGCGCCAGAGGCTGGCGTTGAAGGAGTAGAAGGTTTACTTAGAAGATATGGAATAATTTATGAAGGTAAAAGAACATATTTAAAAGATGCAGATGGTAAAGCTATAAAAGATAATTTTTCTAATTGGCTTATTGACATTACGGTTGCAGCACCTAAAGAAATAAAAAAAGAAATAAGAAGAAACTATAGATTAACATTAGGAAAAAACGGACCTGAAAAATTTAGAAGTCCAACTACTAAAAGACCTATAAACTTTGATACAGCTATGAATATAATAGCTGCTGACCTTAGTGAATCAGGATTTAAGCTGGGTCAAATGGGTAATATGAGAAAGAAACTAGGCAAAGATGCCAAACTTACTTTAGATAAAACAGGAACGATACAAGATGACATACTAGATCCTATTGATACAAAATCTTTAGCAGCTAGGATTAATTCTTTTGGAGAAAAATTACCTAATCCAGTAAAGGGAATATATGATAGCTCAACTTGGATAACAAAAAGTTTTATACGAGCTATTGTTACAAACCCCGGAACTACTTGGTTAAACTACCAAGGGTGGAAAGTTATGACAGGTCTAGAGTCAACAGGACGCATGGCTCAAATGATGTTACACGGTGGCAACGCCACTATCCAAGCACTTGTAGGAAGAGGAAAGTATTCAGCTAATCAATTTCAATTAGCCCAAAACATTTTTGATAATCAAGTTTATAAAGCAAGAAGTCTCTTAGATATAGAAACTACAGTAGACGAAACACAATCTTTTATGGCGTTTTACCCACAAGCTCAGAAACTTATGAGGTGGGCTAATGGTGGCGTAGAAGTAAAAGACATGAACAAGTATTTAGATTTAGCACCTGTAGAATCTACAACTAAGGTGTGGTACAAAAAACCTGCAGCAGGAGTGGACTGGTATGTAGATAAAATGCAAACTTTGTGGGGTACAAAAGCTATGGACATATACTCTAAATCTGTAGAGTTTATGACAAGCATGGATTACTTAACAAGAAAACAATACAACATGGGAATAAATGATTTCTTAAATAGCAAAGACGCATGGAGAATTACAGAGACAGATCAGTGGACAGCCTTAGTAGCAGAAGCTGTATCTAATGCACAAAGAAATACTTTTTCAAAGTCGTTTGGGGATATGAAAGGTGGACTTGGAAGGTTTGCTAAATTTATAGAAGAGCTAAGAAACATACCTTTGTTTGGAACAAAAACTCCTTTCGGACAGTTTTACAATAATACTGTAGCATTTCAAATGGAAGCTTCAGGTCTTAGTGCTATACATCAAGCCTTCTTTCGCAAGAGTAAATTTTATGAGAAGACAAAAAAAGAAGCACTAGGAAGAAGTATAGGTGAGAAAGCTGCATTTGCTGCTGCAGCTTGGACTGCTTACTTTTATATGGCAGAGTCAAGAAAAGAAGCTTTAGAAGAAGGTCTTCCTTGGTATGCTGAACGTGATGATGCAGGACGAATTAGAAACTATAAATATGATTACCCTAAAAATTTACCTATGTGGCTAGGAACAGTTGGCGCATATGTGGCTAGATTAGAAGCTCCTCCACAAGATTTATTGGAAGAAGGACTTAAAACTTTTACCATTGAGGCATTTACTAGAGGGGCTAATGTAAGTTTAGATGTATTAAAAGATATATTCTTAGATACAGCAAGTGGTAAAAATCCTGCAGGTCTGTTAGAAGAAATTGCCATACACTCAGGAGGTTTTGCTGCTAATATAGGAGGTGGTTTTCAAAGACCCCTAGAACCTTTTGGAGATGTAGTACGGATGTTAAAGGGCGACATCGTAGTTGATAAAAGAATTAATGGAGAAAACATAAACCAACTTGTTAGGTACACAGATAGTATTTTTGATTACTTAGTATCAAATGATAGTGTGTATGCACCACTAAAAAAATTAGGTACTACAGGAAAAACTGAGAAGTTTGATGTAACTGTAAAAGATCCTCTTAGAGGGCAACCTGAGAAAGCACTAGGATTAAGAGAAGAACCAGTGTTAAGTACGGCACAACGAATGTTAAATCAAATATCAAAGCCTTACTGGAAAGCAGGACAAACAATAAAGAATATGTTCCCTGAAGTAAATAATATAATGACTAAGATGATGTCATTTCATCTAGAAAATGAGGCCGAAAAATGGTACAACTCAGAAGCTTGGCAAAAAGGTAATCCTCTAAGTAAAGACTCATTAACTGTACAACGACAATTAATATGGAAAAACAAAGTAGTAAAGCCAGCTAAAAAGAAAGTTGAAGTAGAATTAGCAGCAAGTTTTGATCCTGAAAACAAAAGGTTACAAATACTATATGAAATTTCCAAAACAAAAAGTGAGACAAGACTCTCTACTATTCTTAATGAGTATCAAAATTATTCTGGAAAAATAAATAAGCGAAAGTTAACTGACTTGAGTACTGTAGAATTACAAACTTTTATAGCGTACATGGATGACTATGATGCTATGAAGATAAGAGAAATAGAAGCAATGGCTTTACCTTTAATGGAATCTAATTAAAAAACTTTACCTTCTAATATCTGTATATCTCTTACACCACATGAACACTTCTGTTAAATGCTCAATAGCTTTGTCTTTCTCTACAGACGTATCCATATTCTCCTGTATGTAATCCTCTAAAGGGTCTAGCTTTTCAGCTATCCCTTTGATGAGTTTATACTTCTTACTCTTGATGTATTGTTCTGCTTCTCTGATGATACTCATACTCCGCATGAACCCCCTTGACCACTGATGTCACATATATCGTGAGTCTCTACGTGTTCATCAAACTCTTCCCCTAGTTTCTCGACTGCTTCACTGTAAGGTACAGACGTAAGCGGCTGACCACCTCGACTACCATCTGGGTAGCACGTAAACCCTCGTAGTCTATGAGCGTAACTCGCTAACGTATTAGCGAAAGCTCCTACGGTATCATCATTATTAAGTTTACTACCCCAAGCAGGAAGATTAATTGTAGAACTAATACTCATGTCTACGTAGTCTTGTACGTCAGCTTGAAACTTAATCCTTCTCTCGTAGTCAGACGCTAAGTCTAACGCACTCTCGACATCCTCTGGGTCAGTACCATACAGATCAATGAGTTCTTGAGCTGCACTATCTACGACATACTGATACACCCAACGTGTATTACCTTTTAAATATCTCCTCTTATATGCCACAGCAAAGATAGGCTCAATGCCTGTTGAAGTACCAGCCAGTATTCCTATAGATCCTGTAGGTGCAATAGCTCTATTAGCTACTGGTTTTGTAATGGATAACTTATCAGCAAATTCCCTTGATACTTTATCTGACTCCCCCTTGTATACGGATAGCCACTGGTGAAGTTCGGGTGTTACCTCATATTTATATCCTTTTTTTATGAGCCACTCGTGTACACCCATGAAGCCTAGACCTAGCCTACGGTTCTTAGCTCTCACTAGATAGACCTTATCGTAAGGTAGCTGTGCCTTTAACGTCCCACAGATAAGGAACATAGTGGCTAAACGTACTACCTCTTTTAGTTCTGTGATTGTTTCTATGCGTCCAAAGTTTAGTGACCCTAAGTTACACACATCACTATCATCAGCACTAGTCACCTCAGTACACGCATTACGTAGTGTCTCATTCTCTTTATCGAAAAAGTTAAACGAGAAGCCCGGCTCTGCTGTCTTCATAGCTTGCTTAATGTTCTCTTGAAACACTGAGCCTACTTCACCTGTCTCGTAGTAGTTAAGTAACCAATCAGTGTCGTAGTTAACTGATACATTGGTCATGTCAAGGGGTGCAGGGAAGTTAAAATCTTCTTGCTTTATATCCCAGAGGGTTTTACCTGTACTACCTACTGGCATTGATGCCCAATCTTTAGCTACTAAGAACTTACTAATGTCTGCGTGTTGCCAGTTAAGACTAGCATAGATAGCTGAACGTCTACTGCCACCTTGCATTACTCTTCTACCAATCTCATTTATCATGTTCATCTTAGGGATAGGACCAGATGCTTCGCCACCTGTCCTCTTTATTGGTGTGCCTTCTCCTCTGTATACTGAGTAGTCAATACCTATACCACCACCTGTCATCAGACAACTCTCTGACTTCCAAGATAAGTTAGCCCAATCCTCTCGTGTATCTTCTTCAGCCTTGAGTAGGTAACAGTTGTTAAAGAACTTGTTAAGTCTACCTGCGTAGTACAAGTACCTACCACCCGGTATAAACTTCATGTCTCGTATGTATTCTTCTAGCTGTTGTCTGTCTTCCTTACTGAAGTAAAGATCTGATCCCCCACTCTGAGCAGGTGATGTACACACATCCTCAACTAGAGTGTGAGCTAATGCCGCCCACGTTTCTGCTCCGTCATGTCTGTACTTATGATTAAATATATCTTCTGAGAATTTAGATCTCAACATTGGGTTTAAGTTAGATCGGTACTGCATTATCTGTTGTCTCCGCTTCCTTTAATTTTACCTTGTCTCTTACGATTGTTTAGCTTGTCCATGTTGACTTCTATAACTTCTTTAAGAGAACTCTTATACGCATTAGCTATAGCTGTAGCGTAAAACATTACGTCACCTAACTCTTTAATCATGTCAGCTTTAGACACAGATTTAGAATCACGTATAGTCTTTTGCATCTTACCTGCAACCTCACCTGCTTCACTCATCAAACCAAATAAGTTTTCATATAGGCGTTGGTCTGGTGGTGTAATGATCATGCCCTCTACCCACTCACTGTAGGCAGTGAACTGATCTGTTGTATCATTTATATCTAACTTACTATCGAAGTACCCCATGTTTTTTAAATCCCCTTGAGCTATCATATTCCTATTACCTTTCTTGTATTTTTATACTGCTTATGTGTACGTCATCTATATCGTAGAAGACATCCTCTATTAGTTCTCTTACATCTTGTTCGTGACCATCCTCATACAAAGATAATATGTTAGCCTCATCGTCTACAGCTATTCTAAATGTCACACTAAAGGATTTCATAGGACATCCTTACCCTCTAGTACATTGATACGCATCTCTGCGTAACGTCTTATCTTTTCTAAGTCTGTGATCTCTGACTCTACTGTAGTCATACCTTCGTATAGCTTATGTCCTGCTCTACTAGCGTACTTAATTATGTTACCTATCTCAAAAGAGAATCCGTTCTGCATAATAAAAGTTACTGGTTCTATAGCGTAACGAGTATAGTGAGAGGGTTCTTTTATTATATCCTCTTTAGTTATACTTATATTGCCTGTTAGGTATGCTGGTGTAGTCATTAGTCTTTCCTCTCAGTCTTTAATGTTATTCGTTCGGCAGTTATTAGTTTACCTTTTTCTTTCAACCACGACTCAGGTATTACCCTGTGTGCATACTTAAAATTATTCTTCTCACACCAATCTGTATAGGTGCTTTTAGATCCTTTGTAAAGCTTTGCTTTTGCATTACTAAATACAAATCTTATATCTAATTCTGGATGCTGTTGTCTTATACAAGTATGCTTGTGCCTATCTTCAGAATCGAATTGTCCTTTGGTTTCACATATGATGCCATTATCAAGCAGGAAGTCTGGGGTATAAGTACGATACCTCAAATCTTCCCACTCAATCTTTAGTAGTTCATACCTAACCTTAGTTTGGTTATCCTTTAGGTACGCAGCAACCTGTTTCTCTAGGCCGCTACGATACCTGTATGCACTATGCCTACGTGTCTTTGCCATTAGA